GCACTTTTTCAACTAAAAGATAATTTATTTCGTCTTATTTTGGAAAAAACCTTAGAAAGTTAATTTTTGGCGGGATTTTTTTTCCGACTTTCTGGGAAAAAAAAGTTGATTTTGGTTTTAGTGGCGATGCCAACGCCTATAGCATGGCACCCTTACTGTTTCATAGTAATACTCAACGAAGTAACCTCTTCGATCACGGACTTCCCGATAGACTTCCTCAGTGCATATCTTCCTACGTTTTGGACGATGATAGTGATGATGATGCTCTACCCCAAAGGGTTCCCAGAATTCTTTCCATGTAATAGCATGAGAAGGTGATGCTGTGAGCAATATTAGAGGTAGAGCAAAAAGTTTCATGAGATTTGATACGGTTGAGGCGTTTGGTGATGACAAAACATTTCCCTAACATTAACATCCACAATCTCTCTCATATATTCTGGAATAGATGTTAGAAAACTATTCGTACTATATCTAACTCCAGTTTCGATTGGTGTCACCTCATGGACCCAGAAAAAATCTGCTGGCCATATCATCATTTCACCTTTAGAAAGATGGACTTCATGCTCACCATTAAAAAATTTAAATACTCCGCCAGTGTAGTCGTTATTTAAATTAAATGTTACACTACCATATGCGAATGGAGCATGGTCAGAGTGTGGATGTATTTTACATCCTTGCTCATATTTCAACAATCTATATGTATGAGAATACATGAATACTTGTCGTAAGCAAGGAATATGAAAGCAATTAAATGAATCTAAATGTTTGATGTATTCATTAATTGCTTTCTCTGTTTTTTTGAAAATTAAATTATAAGAGTCTGTATTCTGATTTAATTCAATTCTATGAAATGATGAATAAGTATCTTCACCTGTATTTGCATGTATGCAATGCTCATATGAAGACTCTGATTTTCTTTCTTCGTATTCTGCAACTAAAGAATCGCATTCATCGTCCGAAAGAAAGTTTGGCACTCTATAAATTAAATCAAGAATATCAAACTTCATAATTACTTCTCAGTTTTTTTGTTGAAACCAAAGGGACCAAGTTTATCTTTCACTCGGTCCTTAATCACCTGTGCAGACAGTGCTTCCATAACTTTTAAAACATCTTCCGCTTTAGCACCCAGTTGTAGACGCTCTTTTACGAAATCATATTTTTGAAAGAACTCGTCAGAGACGAGTTTATAATCATCAACGGTAATTGGGTCAGTCATCAGTCCTCCTCAGCAAGTTTAGCGAAGTAAGACATTGCGTCCTCTTCATCTTCCACAGGTGAGGAAGCAACTGCCTTCTCTCGGAAGTTAGATACTTCTTCTCCCCAAGGCTTGCTGGGAGTGATGTCAGAGTCATTGAAACCACCCACAGGGGTGTCAAATACTGCTTCATCTTCCTGCGTCTCACGATCAATGCGAGGAGCAGGTGCAGGTGCCTTACCAAGCACCAGATTCAGACGCTGCTGAAGTTGCTCGTATGTCTTAAAGTTTTTAGGATCTTCAAACTCAGCGAGAGAGTATGCCTGCTTCCAGATAGACTCAAGACGGTCGTCAGAATAGTCACCGAGAGTGCCAGGAGATGCAAACTCAGACTTATCATAATTCCAGTAACCATCGACCTTGCGGATCTTCAGTTTGAAGTCAGCACCAGTCCAGAAGTTAAAGGGATCAAGAGGAGTCTCATCTGCAAATGCAGGTTGCATTGCTTCAACGAGTTTGTCAAAGATCTTCTTACCAAACTTGTAGAGGAAGACTTTACCCTCATTCTCAGGGTGAGCAGGATCGCTCACGATATAGATGTTGCTGTAGTAAGACAGTTTACGCTTCTGAGCACGAGCAGTCTCCTTATCGCGATCAGATCCACTATTCCACAGTTGACGATTCATCTCGCCAACGGGATCATCCTTACCAAGAGTGGTAAGGGAGTTTTCAATATACCACTGTCCACCAGGACCCTTAAAGGCATGACTCCAGATCTTTGCCCAGGGCATATCCTCTCCATCAGGAGCAGGGAGGAAACGAATGACAGCGTAACCGTTGCCAGACTTATCCAACTCAGGTTTCCAGAGACGCTCGTCAGGACCGCCCCCACCTTGAGGTTGATTGATTTTCTCGATCTCTTTTGTAAGTTTGGCAATCGTGTTGCCAGCGGCACTAGCCTTCTTTAGAGATGCAAAAGACATGATTGGATTCTCCGTATTAGTTGTGTGTTGTTGTGTGTTTGCTACTGGGTTATCGTAGCATACTATTTAGTCAGGGTCAACTTCCTGTTGTGCCGCTTTCTCAAGTGTCTGGATCATGGCATCCATACACTCAAGCAGGTTTTCGTATCCAAAAGCATTGCACAAGGAATTGATCCTGACTTTCATGTCTGCTGCCTCACTGTCTTCGGAAGCAGCAAGACACAACCTTCCATAGAAAGTTCTCTGTTTATCAATAAGAGTTTTGCATTCTTCAATGTGATTTAATTTTTCTACTCGTGACATTTTACCAAGTTGAGATGTCTTATTTGCTACGTCTTGATAAGTTTCAAAAATGTCCTGTAGATTTGTCTGGACTTGATCGGACTGAAAAAACTGACTCATAGTTTTGCCTTAATTGTCTCTAAAATTATTTTCTTATACTTCTTACAGTCGATAGAAAGAAATGGTTGATACTTTTGCACTTTGAGTTTAGTATCTTTCCACATAGGATCTGTCAATACTTTATCAACTCGCTTTACATATTGAAGACAGTGATCAAATACGACTAGGGTCTCAAGATTTACTTCGCCAGAATAATATCGTTTAAGAAGAATAGGATGCTTGCCTCTTTCTGCGTGGAATAGATTGTCAAAGTTTTCCTCGTAAGGAAATCCAACATCTTCTAAAAGCAAGTCAATGTCCTGTTTAAATTTATAAGTAAAAGATTCTTGATGGACCTTCCACTGAGTGTAGATGTCACTACTAAAGTTTCTAAGATAACCTTTACTATCAAAAATAAAGTTGGCAACAAAATAATCTAGCATCGCTTCACTAGAATACTTCGTTGCCAACTTTTTAAAAAAATATACATCGTTTCTTTTTTCAAAGGACTTCTCGCTTGCACGAGTTTTGCCTCTGTATTTCACATAATCATAATCAGGTTTTGTGAAGTGATTTTTTAATGCGAGATACATTTTATACACTTCAAATCCAGTCACAGTGGCAACACTCCTTTCGATGTTTTTTTCATGTAATTCATACGCTGCGCTTCATGTCGCAGTCTTTCCTTCAAAGGTTTGGACAAAAGTTTAGGAACAGTTTCAATCTCAATGTCATTTTCTTGACAGTAAGTGACAACTGCTTCAACATAAGTAATCAGTCCATGACTAGTCTTCACCAATCTCTCAATCTCCATCGAGAATTTGGTAGGTGTCATAAACTTTTCCTCAGGATTATCCTTTGGCATTTGCAAACTCTTCGATGTAGGATTTAAGTAACTGTAAATAGTCATCAAGATTGTACTTCTCAAACACTTGAATAGACCCGTCTTCAACCGCGATAAGTGTGACAATTTTCTTTACCTCTATGCCTGTCCTTTCTAGAAACATTGCAGCATAAGCAGTCTCTTGCACAAAGTAGTGCTCGATATGCTCTTCACTCTTTTCTTTAGTGGAGGTTTTGAAATCTACCACTGCCAACTCACCATCAAACTCAGCAATACAGTCTACACGACCAGCAAGACCAAGATAGTGAGAGTATAAAAAAGTTTCTAGGCAGTGAATGTTGTTAATACGGTTAAGCGTAGTCTTTGCGGACTGAAACATTCTAACAGATAATGGATTATTTTCCAAGTATTTGTTAACGTCCAGAGTCCCCCTGAAATGATCTTCTGCCATGCTGTGAAATGCTGTGCCACGTTGAGTAGCACGAGCAGTGATGCGATTTGCTTCAGTCTCACCAATACGTCTTCGCCATTCAGCAAAGAATTGTGCATTTTTAAATGAAGTGACTGAAGTCACGCTTGGATAATATTTATCCGCACCAGGGATGGGATAAAATCTTACTCCATCTTTACTCACAGGATCGACATCAACTTCGTTGACATCAACATCAATAAAATTAAACATTAAAAACCAAGATTGTATTTGTTGATGAGATACGATTTGACTAGACCCGATCTAACAATATCATCGATACCAAATTCAACACACGAAAACTCTTTCATGTTTTGAAGGATCTTAATGAAGTCTGCAATGCCAGACTTCTCATTGTCTTTGGTCAAATCTGACTGGGTGATGTCACCGCAGAGCATAATCTTAGAGTCTTCACCGATACGGGTGATCATCGAATCCAACTCATGGAAGTTGAGGTTAGAGAACTCATCGACAATAACAATAGCATTATCGAGAGTGACACCACGGATAAAACTAGTAGACCAAAAAGAAATAGTCTCCTGAGCTCTGAGGTTGTCATAAAGCATGTCAAATGAATTATCATCGGGCATACTAAACATGTATCTAACCATGTTTTTGTATGGAATCTGATAGAGTGCAGACTTATCTTCATGGTCTCCAGGAAGGAAACCAATCTCACGAGTCGGCACAAGTGACCTTACGATATAGATTTTATCATACGGTGTGTTTTCGTCAAGCACTTCCTGCAGAGCAAGGTAGAGCGTGATAAAAGTTTTACCTGTGCCTGCAGCACCGTGAAGCAAAATGTTTTGTCCCATTTGATACTGCTCAAAAACAGTCTCTTGATTGGGAGTAAGAGGATTGATAGGCACCATATAAGATGCATCAATTGGTTTCTTTCTTTTGATTTGTTTTGCAGACATGCCAGGTGGGACAGGAGGACCGCCGTTGTTACGCTTTCTTGCTCTAGCCATATTTAAGTAAATCGACTCAGGTTTGCACGGGGATGTGCTTTTTGTACTTTAGACATCACCTCTTTGAATCCATCAGATTGTTTGGGTTGACCATAGGTAGTGCCAGCGACACCCTCCATCCAGTCTTTATCCCAATCAGGATTTTCATCCTTCCAATCACAGTATTCTTTCATACTCATGGAGAGAGTTTTTTTCTCTCCAGTCTTTTTATTTATTACGGGGTAAGTAGGCATTAATCGATCCTCAATGATGGTTGTAAGCAGTCACAATCGTCTAGTTTCTGAGGGCATCCACAGTCGCCCTCAGGGCACCACCCAAGCGCCTCAGAGACGATTGGAAACTGGCAGATGAAGTGCTGCTTGCAGAGTTCTGCAATATCCATATGCTCTTTCTGGGTGCCGTTAGCAGTCCGCAGATTTATATAGTGGATCCACGAACGCAGATTGCCTGTCATGTAGAGTTTTGTCCCTACGGCGAGGGGAAGCACAAAACGAGCACACTCCTTTGCAATATCATCTTCAAGCATCTGCTGATACAAACGCATACCCTGCTCAAAGTGCTGCTGCATGAGGATCTCATACTTCTGCTTTAGAAAAGGATCAATATCATCAATAGAATTCTGACGATTCTTAGTATCCTGACGACGCAGCTCAGGCAGTTTGATGTCACCCAGTGCAGAGGAGTCTGCATAACGTTGGGAGAACTCTTGGAAGCAGAAGGACCTATGACGCAAAATTTGAGCTGCCAGTCCCCTGGTAGTCTGAATCTCCAAAGTCATTGTTGCTTGCTCAAACACAGACCAGTGTCCATGCTTAATGCAATACTTCAAAAGACCAGAGACCTTAGGGTTGTCCTGGTTTGCTGGATTGCTTACGCGAGCAATGTATCCAATAGTTTTCTCTGCATCAGGAGTTACAGAGACAAGACATACTTTCGTCATCGTTTGAATAAAATATAAGACATTGCCAGAAGTCCAACAGACTTAAAGAATCCAATAGAAGGAAGACTGAAGATTGCTGGCATCAACCAATTCCATAGTAGCATGAAGATAAGAGGTAGCGCAACCACTACACCAAATACAAAACCCAATTGCATTGCTGGTGATTTCTCTTCTTTCTCCTCTTCAACTTCTTCTTCTGCTGCTCTATTGTCAAGATAGACAGTCATTACTTTCTTTTTTGGTTTGAATCTTTTTTGGAAGAAGGATCTTGCCATAGTTTCGGATTTACTCTACCTTCAGTTTGTGTCATGTTAACAAAGTCACGACGATAATGATCCCAATAATGATCAAAGATATCTACTTGCTTAGCAGCAGAGCAGATATCAAACTTTGTAATACCGTCTTGCATATATTCTACGAGAAATGCTGTGTAAGGAAGTGATCGATCCTCTGCAAGGGAAGGATCACATTCCTTGTGAATCATTCTAATGCCTTTCCCCATCAGGAGCGACCTCCCCATTCAATTTGGGGAAATGCTTCAGACACAACCGCCTTTGTGATTCTCTTATACTTGTTTGAAAGTTGTCCATCCTTTACTAGGCAAAGCAACTCTGCTTCATCTGCATGAAGACCTTCTAGCAATTGGACAAACATACTTTCTCTCTTGAGAGAAGGAAGTTTTGCACCACCCTTAAAGAAACGATACAGACCTTTGTATTCATGCTCAAGACGAGTGTGATCTGTGCCAGCAGGTGCATCATTGGCAGTATAAGGGACTTCTCCCTCAGGCATTTCTGACACAACACTATCATCAAAGTTGATGATCAACAGTTGACGTAGTGCATTACTATTATGTTTTCGCAGGAGATTGATTTTCTCCTGCTTTGTTTTTGCATTACTAACTTTTCGTAGCACTTCAGATAGTAATAGTCTTGCAGAACTATTTGTTGTAGCCATAATTAAATCTCCTTAATCATTCCTCGTCATCGTCTAGGTCATCATCAGTCCAATACTGAATGTCAGGTCTTACATAGATTAATTCATCATGTAAGATATTACCATTTTCATCCAACATTTCTGGATGAGTTACAGATTTAGCGTATGCAGCATTCTCGATATAATCTTCGACATACCCCTTTGCTAACCAAGAAACAGTGATTCCTAAAATGAAAGCACCGATTGTAACTAAGACTGCTAATGCAATTAACATGGTTTCCCCTCCTTTATTGTTTGCAGTTGTTTTTGGAAACCAACCTCCTTAAGATAACTCAAAAAATATTTATAAACCCTCACACAATGTTGTTTTCTCTAAGATACTTTACTGTCTCTGTGCAACCACCAAGATTTTTTCCATCCATGATTACTTGAGGAAAAGTAGATCCCTTTCCAAACTTAGAGTAGAATTCACTTCTACTAAAGTTTCTATCCAACACTTGCTCTGTGAAGGGAAGACCTTTTAGTGAAAGGACTTGCTTAACTTGAGTGCAATATGGGCAACCGTTGCGAGTATATACAATAAAATTCATAATAACCTCTGAATAAAAAGGGACCTCATAGAGGTCCCATTGGGTGTTCCGACTTTTGTAGAGACCGCACGAAAGGTCTCATACTATATATCAGAAACTCCAGGTTGCACCGATCTTGGTACCATAACCGTTGTCAGCATCATCAACGCCACCAGCGAAGGAGAGCTCACCATAGACACTCAGTGCCTCGGTAGCAGCAACGCTAGCATAGACTTTACCAGACAGCACGGTGTCAGACTCACCACCGTCAGTTACGACGAAGGAAGGACCGATCTGAGCGCCATAGGACACAGCACCAGCATCACCAGCGTAGCCAACGTGAGCGTCTGTAGTCGTCCCAGTGTAATCCGAACCTGTGAATCCCGAGTTTGCCTCTACATTAACGTAGGGACCAGCAAGGGCAGGTGCTGCCATCAGAGGAGCAGCGGCAGCAAGTGCGATTGCAGTTTTGATCATTGTTGTTTACCTTTAGTTTACTTGCGGAATGGTTACCCGCAGATGGATAGGGACCCGACATGTCCCGTTGTTACAAATCGAAACAATTGGTTTCGATCACTTATTTATAATAGCAGAGACCCCTAGGATCTGTCAACTTGGTCTCGGCGGTCAGTTGCTTCTCGCAACAGAGTGAGTGCTTTTTCCTCAGTGATCTTACCTCTATCAAATCTTTTCTTGATACTAGTAATTTCTTCAACATATTTTTTCTGAAGAATTGCTTTCCTAGCACTAGCAATTCTTTCAGATCTATACCGCTCTGATGATACAGGAAATTCTACAGCGTAGTCTTCGTCTACGACAGAATCAAATTCAATCTCATCCTCAGTAAAATTTTCCTTTACTTCTTCGGGAAGATCTTCGTAATTAATTTTAGGTAGTTTCATTAGACTCTTTGAATGTCACAACTGTCATAAGTTCCTTGGACTCCTCCCTTTGATTGCTGATATGCTTGCTCTCCTGATCCACCTTGAGCAACAGATGTAATGTATGTGTTGTAAATTTGTTGTCTCAACATGGATAGAGAGTCAACAGGTTGAGTCCTGAAGTGATTAATCCAACCATCATATCCAGTCATACGACCTACATTTCTTAAAGTTGGTTCTGGATATCTAGTGATGTCCAAAATGTATGCTTGAATGATAGTTTCATGCAGAGCAGTATACGTTGTTGTAAAACCACTCGGAGAAGTAACTTCTTGTAAGGTGTATCCAGGTTTCAGAGTGTCAATAAACTCTCCTCTATCCAGATCACCATTATTATACAGCACATATCCCTCAAAACCAAGCCCATAAACACTCTCAACATCTCTCAGACTACAGTCTGTCCTATATCCATACAGCACAGCTTCTCTGGTATTCCAAATCATATTACCATTGCCATACTGATCTAGGTCTAGAGATGTCCTAATGATTTCTCCATCAGAATAACGGAGCACAAATGCACCACCTGCAGGATTACCATCCCAACTATTATCTGGTGGATTTCCTACTCCTGCCGCATTTGTAACTGTCATCGTGAGAGTATATGCTCCAGAAACAGCAGGGATTGCTTGAGTGGCACTAGTGCCATAACTGCCAGTAGCAATAGCAATCTGCGATCCATTCCAAGCAAATTCAACTATATTGTCACCAGAATATTCTAGAGTAAGGGTATCATTTCTTCGGACAAAAATCTGGAAAGTAATTGTTTGGGGTTGTTGGGGTAGAGTAGCAAATCCCTCCACCCAGATAGCATACTTATCCATAAAATCCCCCCATGAAGCCATTGAAGCCTTACCTCTACCATTGACAGGCACCCAATCTAGAGTTTCATCCTTAACACAAGGAGCACCTTGACAGATTTTAATATACCATCCACCAGGATTGGTTGCCCAATTCAAAGCAAACAAACTGGGATTATCACAGTCTGGAGGTAGTTTGGTAACAGAAGTAAATTTGTAGATACCGAATACATCACCAGAGTTAGCATATGTTGCTGCATATTGAGCAGGAGTTAATCCCAAATAATTACCACCGATTTCTGGAGCATCACCAACGGATCTGAATTGAATTGTTTGATTAGAGTTACGAGCAGATGCTGGAACCTCTACATTGTAGTCTGTCCAACTTCCATAATAACCATCATACTGTGCAAAAGAAATATCATAAAATTGTTTTGACCCAACTAATGTAACCCAACCTGTGCCAAAGTTTACCTCCAATACTTCATTAGCATCGTTAGGTCTTTCCCCACCATTAGTATCAGTGCCTGCAATACACCAGATTTTAAGGACATCTGTTTCAGACAAATCCAGTGTAACCGTTGCACTTCTATTAGCAACCAATGGACCAGCAGTAACAGTGCCGAAACTCAAATACTTTCCACTAGGACTATCATCAGGGACAACAAATCCTGACACTTCATTTAATCCAGTAGTATTAACTGTTGAAGATGCTACTTTTAATGTACCATTACAGTCATTGCCATCACCATCGTATAGACAAATTTCTGTTGATGATACCACATTGATAGTACCGTTTGCTGAATTTAAACCAGTGTATGTAATTGGATACGTTTGACCACCATTAACTGTAATAGTTCTGGAATCAAATCCCTCTCTGTCTTCGTCGGCAGCAACAACTTGAATAGTAAATTGCTGTTGACCAGCACGACCGCTTCTTGTAAAAGTTTGTCCAGCAATTTCAATAGTATCTACAGAAGTACCAGAAATGTCTGGGTTATCATCCCATTCAAAACGGATATCAACCTCACCACTACCCGATCCAGATATTAAAAGAGTTTCTGCATCTGAAGAGAATTCTGCACTGATGTTAGAAGAAGTTGATCTGATTTCAAGCTTAGCATTCTCATCAAATCCATTACTAGGATCATCGTCAATCCTCAGCGACTGTCCATTGCTAGCAACATCAATATCACTTGTAGGTGCATTCAGACCAGTATAGGTTATTGGATAACTTCCACCGCCACCACTACCACTTTGAGTGATTGTAGATCCAGCAATAGTAATGGAATCCACAGCTTTACCAGCGGTGGCAGGGTTATCATCCCATTCATAAGACCAAGTAACGCTACCAGTTCCATTACCAGAGACAACTAAATTATTTCCATCAGCAGAAAACGTTGCTGATACAGACAGTCCAGATCCAGGACCGTCTAACTCCTGTCTGATAGCAGTTCCAGCACCAGGATTTACACTTCCCCAATCAACACTGGTATCTACATACAAATCATTGATTGCAAGACCACCAGGAGAAGCATTTGTAACTTCTGCCCTAAGTGTATGTGGTCCTGCAGTAACTTGTTTGGAAACAATGAGTGGTCCAGTTGCCTCAGGAAACAGTGCAGGATTTAGAATTGTTGGGGTAGTGACTGATGCAAACGGAGTTGACTCATCATCAAAGTAAAACTCCCCCTCATCGTCAGCACCAATCTCAAAGAAATATAAACCATCTTCGTAAAATTGAATGGTATATGTAACTATCTGCCTTAGACATGGAAGAGTGCATTGTGCGGGGTTAGTCCAAACCCCATACCTATCACCATCCTCTGTCCACAATGACAATGCTGTAGGAGTGCCACCTGTCTCAGTACCTATGCTAAAGGTTGCATTACAATCATCTCCGCCACCGCCACCAGGAGATACGCTAATAGTAAATTCCTGAGATCCTTGGCGCCCACTTCGTGTCCAAGTTTGTCCACCAACTGAAATAGTATCTACAGCAGTACCAGAATCGTCTGGATCATCATCCCATTCAAGACGGAGGGTAACACTGCCGCCACCATCCCCAGTTATTGAAAGAGTTTCTGCATCAGTAAACTCTGCATTAATGTTGGAAGAAGTTTCCCTGATTTCAAACTTAGCATTCTCATCAAATCCGTTTGCAGGGTTATCATCAATCCTCAAATCCTGTCCATTCTGAGCAACATCAATATCACTCGTAGATGTATTCAAACCAGTATAGGTTATCGGATAATTTCCACCAATAGCACCATCCTTAAGACACAGACTATTTCCCTGCACTTCAATAGGAGAGTTTGCTGGGTTTAAATTACTAAAAGTTATTGGATATTGCTGCCCCGCTTCAACTTCAATAGTTGCGTCTTGACTACCTGAAGTTCCCGATCGAGTTAGAGTAATTCCAGCAACTGTAAGTGAATCCAATGCAACACCCAAAGTATTTGGATTATCATCCCAGGAAAGATTAAGTGTTAGAGATCCTTTACCCTCTCCATCGACAATGATGGTGGTGCCTGTAGGATCAAAACTAGCACTGATTGATCCTGGTTTGATTGCAATAACAGCGTTGACTGGATAGGTTACTGGATTTGATAGTGGATATGGATATCTTGTAATAAGATTACCAACTCTACTAAAAAATGTTACTGGTCTAATATTGATATCGGGGTCCCAAGGAATACAACTATATGCCTGAACACCAGGAACAAAGAAATCATCAGTAATTCCAAAGTCTGCAGGGAAAGGTATGACTGCAAGAAATTCAGCCTCCGCTTCACTTAAATCTGGTGTAAAAATATATGGTCCTGGTCTATCAAATACTGGTTGACAATCTACTAGATTGCCATCTTCATCTACATCACAGATAGTATATAATGGCCAGTTTGTTTCATCAATTGGAGGTCTTACCTCAGTAATGATTTGCGTTGCAGGTTCAGCAAGATCTTCAAGTCTTTGTGCTCTTTCATCAAGAGCGGCTTGATCGACTTCGATAATCGCATCACATATTGGTCCAGGTTGTCCTTCTGGATAATAAAACTGAGCCATTAATATTAACCGTTGATTTAGTTATTTA